TTGATGACACCGCCTGATCTGTTCGAGACGCTCTTACTCCCGTTCACAGCCCTGATGCTGCTGGTGGTGGCAAGATGCTGCTATTCTGAGGCGATGGATTCGTGGAAAGAGTGGAGGAAATGAGCATAAAGATGACACCGCTTGAACAAGTCGCGATACAGATTACTGAGCTTGAGTCCAGGATTGCCGAGCTTGAGGCGAAACTGGCAGACAGGCCAATCGTTTGGATGCTCAGGGACAAATCCAGCGGGTTGTTGATTAAGACCGGACACCATCCAGATATTTACGTTTTAGAGCACGCAACCCAGTTCAATCCAGCAATCTATACCATAGAGCCTTACAATTGAGGAACCAACAAATGAAAACGCTTGATTTTATTGCCAGCCTGACTGGCGAGGCCAAAGCTGCGGCACTGACCGTGTTCAACTTGATGTTACCGGCTTGGAAGCCGATATGGATCACCCTGGACGGCTCGCCCGACAAACTGCCGCCGCCTTTCCTGTTGATCGCGGTTCGGACCACCGAGGGATTCGAGTTTTTGGCCACCCGTGATGCGGATCCTGAAAAATATAGCGATTGGTGCTGGTCGAAAGTTATCGACCCGTATTGGCACTCTGACAAGCAATCCATAGTCTTCGACGTCGAAGACTTGGAGCCGCAGGACTGGATTGTTACGCACTGGAGGCCGATCGCATGAGTTCGCACCTAGATTCTTTAGCGTCCGCATTCGGGGCCGAAATCACCGACCATCTTGAACGGATGCAAGCGGTGAAATCGCAACACGACCCGATCAAACATCCGAAGCACTACACAAGCCATCCGAGCGGGATCGAACCGATCGAGATTTGTGCCTACGAGACGTTTTATCGTGGCAACATCCTTAAATATGTCATTCGAGCACCGTACAAAGGATGCGAGCTGCAGGACCTTAAAAAAGCACGACAATATCTCGATTGGGAGATCAGTCGAGTGGAGGACGTAGGATCATGACCATCATCGGCATCGACCCCGGCAGCACGCACAGCGGCGTTTGCATCATCGGACCGGGCAAGATTAAACATCCTAACATCCTGTCAGCCAACAAGATCGCTAACGCTGACTTGATGCACATGCTGCGTGCAATCTGGGTGGACACCTCCGAAATTGCAATCGAGGGCTTCGCGTGCCAAGGCCGTCCGGTGGGAGATTCGTCGATCCAGACGATGTACTTTATCGGTCGGCTTTTGCAAAAGGCTGAAGACCGTGACATTTCGATCACCGTCTATAAGAGGCGGGAATATGGCCAGTGGATCACCGCCGGCGGCAAACTTAATGACGCGACTCTGCGGGCTGGACTAGAGTCGATCTATGGACCATCGGCTAAGAAGACCGATCCGCTTTACCCGCTCAGGGGAGCGACTGACAAACGATCGGCGTTTGCGGTGGCGAAGTATCACGAATTCATGGCATCGCGGGTGGCCCTGGCAGGTGGTGTGTGATTTCGGCTGGATCGGTGGTAAGATAGTTACGTTGGTTACTTACGGAGACACGCATGAAGATCAAGACAGTTGCCATCGGTTCGATATCTCAAGACCCCGCGAACCTGCGAAAGCACGGGGAGCGGAACATTGATGCGATCGTTGCCAGCCTACGCAAGTTTGGGCAGCAACACCCGATCGTGATCGACTCCAAGGGGATAATCCTATCGGGCAACGGTCGCTACATGGCCGCCGTTAAGCTCGGTTGGACTGATATCAAGGTGGTCGAGTCGTCACTCACGGGATCGGCTGCCACGGCTTACGCTATCGCCGACAACCGGACGGCGGAACTTGCCGAGTGGGATACCACGGCACTGGCTGAGACCTTGCGAGCGTTGCAATCCGAGGAGTTCGATACCAACGCGGCGGGGTACAGTGATGGCGAGATTGATGCGTTGGTGGAGGGGTTGGGGAGTGAGTTGCTGAAGGGCGTCGCAGTTGACGACCCAGAGGGGGAATGGCAGGGAATGCCGGATTTTGAACAGGAGAAGGTAAGCGAAGTTCAGCTAATCGTCTATTTCCCTTCAGTTCAGGCTAAAATCGACTTTTTCGATAAGGTCAACCAGCCGATTACTGGGGAGACTAAGTTCATATGGTTTCCAAAAAGTGCTAAACCGCAACGCCAATCGGTAGAGACAATGTTGGTTGTCAATGAAGAATAAATATCCGATCTACGTCATTAGCAAGGGGCGATGGGAGACTCCATTGACGGCCAACGCACTGGCAAAGATCGGGGCAAATTACAAGGTGGTTGTTGAGCCTCAAGAGTATGATTCCTACGCTAAAGTTATCCGCCCCGAGTTGATATTGACTCTACCTTTCTCTAACCTTGGTCAAGGTTCAATACCGGCTAGGAATTGGGTCTGGGAACACGCAACCAAACAAGGCTGCGACAGGCACTGGATACTTGATGACAACATCTATCGTTTTCATCGTCTACACCAAAACAAAAAATGGGTCTTCCAGGACGCGACACCCTTTGCAGTGATCGAGGATTTTGTAGACCGATACGTCAACATCCCGATGGCTGGAATGAATTACGAGCTTTTAGCACTGGCCAAGAACAAAGCCAAACCGATCACATGGAACACGAGAATTTACTCTTGCATCCTTCTTTCAACCAAGACAAATCAGCGATGGCGTGGACGATATAACGAGGATACTGACCTTTCTTTGCGATTCCTGAAAACCGGCAACTGTACCGCTTTGTTTAACGCATTTTTATGCAAAAAAGTTGCAACGATGACGATGAAGGGCGGGAACACTGACCAACTATACAAGCAAGATGCTGCATTCGATGGCCGGCTTGAAATGGCTCGATCCCTCCAGAGACAACACCCAGATGTCGTCAAAGTCGCCCGAAAGTTTAACCGGTGGCAACACCACGTTGACTACAGGTCTTTCAAGGGTAACAAGCTGATTCGGAAGGCTGGAATCGAGGTTGCAAGCGGAGCCAATAACTACGGAATGGCACTTATCGACGCCTCCACTAAAACCAGTGAAAGTGTAGTGACGCATGCCACCGAACCTTCAGAACCTTAAACCGTGGCCCAAAGGCGTATCTGGCAACGCTGGCCGCAGTGCCAAAAAACCGCTCCAGATCGCCCTTGAAGCGGAGCTGGACGCCAAACCCGAACTGCTGCGGGCGATGGTGCAAAAGGGCTTGAAGATGGCTCTGGAAGGTGATTTCAGATACTGGGCAGCGATCTGGGACCGGCTGGACGGCAAGGTTCCACTACCGATCTCTGTGGAGCCGGTGAACACTGAAGATTACGGGATCTTGGTTGAACTACCCAAACCAGAAATTACCGATGGCGAAAAAAACATTAATTCAGGCGACGATTCCGCAGAAGCAATTTTGGGCTGACGAATCGAAGTTTACAGCCTTTATCGGCGGCATCGGGTCAGGCAAGACCTTCGCCGGCGCGTTAAAGGTGCTCACCATGCCATCCAACAGCACCGGCATGGTCCTCGCTCCAACCTTCCCCATGCTCCGGACCGCTTCACTACGAGCGTTTTTGGAGATTGCACGACCTGCGGGCCTGATCGAATCGTTTAACAAATCCGATTACGAAATGGTGCTCAAGGGCAATCGTACCATTTATTGGCGATCTGCTGACAATCCTGACAGGCTCCGAGGTCCTAACTTGGGGTGGGTGTGGATGGATGAGTCAGCCATGATGTCTAAAGAGACGTGGTTGATCGCGATCGGTCGCTTAAGGCAAACACCCGGTCAGGCATGGATGACCAGCACGCCCAGGGGGACACGTCACTGGCTTTACGACCTCGTCAAAAAGGCTCATGTGTCAGTCACCACAGCCACATCGGCAAGCAACTTGTTTAACCCTGACGATTTCGTTTCGTCAGTGTCGTCAATCGGCTCCGCTGACTGGCAACGCCAAGAACTTGGTGGTGAGTTCGTTGAACCGGGCGGAACGTTGTTCAAGCGGCACTGGTTCCAATCGGTGGACAAATTACCAGACGGTGAACGGTTGTCAGTCCGATCATGGGACACCGCGGCCACAAGTGGTGGGGGCGATCACTCGGTGGGTCTGCGGATGCACAAGATTGACGGCAAGTATTATGTGGACAGTGTGATCCGTGGCCAGTGGGGACCTGACGATCTGGACACCATCCAGCAGCAAACGGCCGAAACCGACGGGCAGGCCGTCTCGATCATCTTGGAACGTGAACCGGGATCGGCGGGCAAGCGAATCAACCAATATACACGACTGGCCTTGACGGACTTTTATGTGTTCGAGGAGTCGCACACGGGAGGCAAGTATCAACGGGCGTTACCCTCAGCCAAGGAAGCGGCTCGCGGCGGGATTGTGCTGGTCAAGGGCAACTGGATCACCGCGTTCCTCGATGAGATCGCTGATTTTAATGGCGAGAAAGATCAGGTCGATGACCAGGTGGACGGGCTTTCTCTCGCCTTCAATTACCTATTCAGGAAAGTGGGCGTATCACTGTAAGATAAAAAGAGTTAAGATATGGGCTGATAATTACTTGATTCCGGCTTAGGACACCCGCCATGAACTACTTTGGACAGATGATATCCGGCCTCACAAACGGCGTCAAAACGCTCTTTTCAGGGCGTGGCGGTGGTGGATC